CTTTTATATTCCATCTTATTTTGGCGATATTGGATTAGTTTCTTATCATGTTGCTGATAATAGTTCTCATTATACAAAAGGATATTATGATGTAAGACGAGCATATCGGTATGAAGAAAGACTGAAAGATGGGGCGACATCAAGTAAATCATACACATCTCTTCAAGAATATAATAAGTTTTTCAAAGGGGACGGATTATGGGACGAAAGTCTTTTACAGAAAAATGATAGTGGATTTACCACTCCTAAACTTGTAGGAGTATCACCCGAAACCTTTGTTGGTGATGATGCTGGTGTTAATAAAACCCCATTTTTATTATTGAATACAATTAAAGATACGGTAGGGCAAGAATTCGCTTTTGATGTGAATATGAACCCTATGTTTCAAATAAGAGAACCAGTTGGTTTAGAAATGGGTTATATATTGGGTTGGATTAAATCAAACAGTACTACTGCTGGAATACAATTAGAAGAAAGTCAAACTGTTGATTATCAAACTGAATTTTTGGGAATAACTACAATCCAATTGAGTGATAGTGCCTTTTCTAATCACGTTCAAATCACTAATCTTCCAATCCAATCTCAAAACGGTGTTGTATCATCTCAAAACAAACTTATATATGTGATTAATTCTTTGGGAGTAAATTCGGTTCAAACCGATAATCAATATAGAATTTATAACGATACATCACCAGTTCTATTATGGGTTGATTTAAATAACTTTCATGAATTAAATCTTAACAGACTGGATATGCTAATTACCGATGACGCTAATAGACCACAGAAATTACTTGTTGGGAAAACAGATGTAGTACTTATGTTTCGGCAAAAACCAGACCAAGCAGCGGGATATTTACCGAATAACATTCCAGTTAAAATGGGAAATAATTTATATTAAGGGAAAATCAAAAAAAATAAAAAAATCTCATTATATATAAATGAATAAAGTAAAACAAGAAAATTTACAGCGAGGAAAAGAAAGTGAAATAAAGGCTATGTTAAATCTTAACTACTGGTTTGATGCGAAGTTTGAAAAGAATATTGATGAATATGGAGTGTTGGATTTTTATGACCATGATAAGAAGATTGTTGTAGAACATAAAGATAGGAGTTTTGTGAATTGGGGGACTTACCCAAGTATTATGATTGGTCATAATAAATATGAAGAATCAAGGAGATTGTTATTATTGGGTTGGAGGTCATTCTTTTGTTGGACGATGCGAGATGGATTTTATTTATATGAAGTAAAGGATAAATTGGAAAAGGTTATTAAGAGTGGGACATGTAGTAGAAGTGATAGAGGTAGGTTGGAACGCAGTAGTGTGTTATATATTAAAAATGACTTATGTTTTGATATAGATGAATATCAATCTTATAAAGAATATATAGAGAGAAACAAAAATGACTTACATTTATGATAAAATATATGCTGAAAGACGTAAAAGAAAATTTAATTGTGTATGTGGAGGAAAATTTACGTATTGTCATAAAAAAAGACATTATCATTCAAAAAAACATTTAGATTATATAAAAAAATTATATTCTGTTAATATATAAAATGAATTTTGTGGCTTCACAATATGAAAAGACAATCCCTTCTAAGTCAAGTATCACTCCAAGTGATAGACAGTTGGAATATGCCGACGGTGATACACTCCGTTTTGAAGTCCCTTCTTTCCAAGCACATATTGACCCACGTCAAACATATCTCAAATTCCGTGTTAAGGTACGAGATGCTCCAACCGCAGTCGCATTTAGTAAGAAATGCGGTATTCATTCCCTTATTGATAATTTAAGGATTTATGATGCCGATACAAACCTTCTTCTTGAGAATATTCAAAACTACGCAGAACTCGCAGAGAAACTCCACATCTATAGCGAAAACCGTTCTATTAGAAACAAGCGAGGTCTTACCGAATTACTGGAATATGGCTCTCGTGCCTTTGATGGCGAAGAATATGATAATCTTCCAGCGAGAAATGCCGACCAATCGCAGTTATTTAGAACTTATCCAACTGGTAGTGATGCGACATATTCCACTAATGTTGATTATACGTCTGTTGATGGTGTTGAATGTGTTGTAGCATTCCGTCTATATAGTGGAGTGTTAGGTCAGTTGAGTTCTAAAATGTTTCCATCATTTATCGTAGGCGGTCTTCGTGTGGAGATTGATTTGAACTCAGCAGCGAAGGCTTTGGGTGTATGGACGAGTGAGGGTATTACCGCCGATGATGGTTCTATTGATACAACTATAGGTTCGGGCGATTCATGTCGTTTTGGAATTCTTGCTCCCAATCCAGCAACAGCAAGTCCTCTCACATCAGTAGATTTATACTGTGAGAAAAATGCTGGATACGACCAAATCACGAGTGATGCTGCTGGAGGGGCTTATCCAGCAGATTCAAACGCCTTACTTGCTGGTGGTCGTGCCGTAAAAAATCAGTTGGTCGGTGCTATTAACCTTAGAGTGGGACAGAAACTATATGGATACTCTAATGCCAATCCTCCAGTTCTCGGTTTATTGGGAACTATCAGTTCTTTGGATTGTAATGCTGGTGAAAATGCTAATGGGTTAGTGAGAGTACGGGTTGGTTTAACCGCAAGTCCCGTAAATGGTGCTGATTATGTTGGTGGAATGGGAAATAACAATACCGGAACTTCTCAAAATGTTCTTAATAACACTTGTTTTGTAAGGAAGACTGACGCATTCAGTAAGACTCCAAGAGTCATTTTGAATGATGTTGAATTCGTGGTAAAAACAGCTATGCCTCCACAAGCATATACCGAACGATTAGTGAAACAAGCACAGACGGAAGAAGGCATGAGGTTGGATTATCTCACTTTTGATACTTACCGCAATAACATTAATGCGAGTGAGCGAGTGGTTCAAATTAATATCCCAGCGATTAACCGAAGAGCAACATCTATTCTTTCACTACCAGTCCAAAACAACGTGGCTAATTCAGTCGCACATAATAATCTTGATAGTGTTATTGATACAGCAAAAGACTATAACTATTTAGTGAATAACAAACTTCAACCTACAAGAAAAGTCCCACTTACCCTCCTATCACAGACACCACCAAAAACCGAACAAATCGCCCTATTTGAAACAGAAAAGGCTTTGGGTGCTGTAAAGATAATGGTAAAGCAATTGGATTACCAAGAAGAAAACTTCTTTATCGCAAGGGCATTAGCAAGATATGGAACGATTTATAATCTTGCCGAAGATGGAAATATCTCATTAAGAGTTGAATATGATACTCCAGTTCTTAATAAACTCATGATTAGTTATATTGGAGGACTTCGCAGACTGATTGTAAATTCATCTGGAAAATATATTGAACCTTAAACAAAAAAATATATTATTAATATATAATAAATGACCACAAGAAGACAATACATTCAAGTTCTTCCTACGAATCTCGGCGATGGTGTTTTTAGTGATAGAAATGGTTTAGCACAAGTTATATTTGAACTACCATCTGTCGCAAAAATAATGAACGGAAAATCCCTCCGCATCAACGGAACATTCTCATTAAAACAAGGAGATGGAAGTTCTCCTACTAACGCAACTAATTTTTGTTCCGCCACTCCTACTGGCGATATTATGATTGATGGAAGAACTGGGATAAGTTCTTTGATTGAAACCTTAAGTATTCAAAATTTAGAGGGCGGGACTTACTCCACAATAAAGGCATATAATCGCATGTGTGCCTCTATTCTTCCTTTGAATGAGAGTATCCATAACTATCTTAATGGTTGCGACAGTACTTATGGTGGTCTTTCTAAAGATATAACTACTGCTAAAAAGGTTGATAAACCATTTGATTTCTCTCTTCCTCTTCTTGATGGTTTCTTACAAGGAAACCCAATTGATATGATGTTAATAAAGGGAATGAGAATTGTTATTACTCTTGCCCCATCTAATTTTGTAGTTCATAATAACTATTGGCGAAATACTGCCTCTACCGCTGGATTGACTAACGGTGGAGCGTATTATGAACTATCTAATTTAGTATGTTCTTTTGAAACGGAAGTTCCAGATGCCGAAGGACAAGAAGCCATGATGATGAATCAAAACGGTGTTCTTGAATATAACACTTATACTTCATTTTATTCTGTTCTCAACTCTAATGATTACAATCTTTCTCTTAATATTAATACTGGACGAACCCTAAGCATTATAGGAAATATGATTCCAAGTGAATGGTTGAATAACTATCAGTATAATAGTTCTCAAACGCTACAACTGATATATGAAAATGCCGCTGGTGTGTTGGAAAATCGTGTCCCTATTAGAACATTCACATTTACTAAAGGAGGATTACGTCTTCCTCTTGATTTTGAAGTGGATAGTGAAATAACACAGTTAGCGGGAACTGCCGATAGTTTTAAGAATTGGGAGAGTTTGAATATTATTCGTGATGGTTGGTCTATTCACAATTTTGTAAAATCATTAAAGACCGAATTGTCTTATCCTCTAAGCAATACTGACCCAGCGAGATTTAATCGTGAAAGATATTCTATTACTGATGAAGATAAACGAGGACAGTATAATATCGGTGTGGGTATGGATAAAATCACTTATAACGGTCTTAATTTCAAAGGTACCCCTTTTGGAATGAGAATTCAGTCTATTGCTGTTGCGGGAATTTCCCTCCAGCCACATTCAATATTTCTCTTTGTAAAGCACAAAAACACTATTGTCTTTGAAAATGGAGGAGTCCAAATTCTTATGTAAAAAAAGTTATATCATATTTTTTTATATCAACATTATATATAATAAAATATGAGCGGACAACCACTCCCATCAGTTTTAAAGACAGACACCGTAGAACGCCCAGAAGTTAGAGGCGATGTTAATACCGATTTACTTTTTCCAGTTGCCTTCAATCAATCCCAAGCAAAATTCGTTTTTGATAAAAAGGGTATTCTTGATAGTAATTCACAACTTCAAATCGCCGCAACTGTCGTAGAAACCAACGGCTCGGGTGATATTTTGAATGCCTTTTACCCCACATCAGTTGGAGCAGTTTCTCTCATTTCAAGAGCATTTTTGGAAATTGGTGGTAAGCGAGTAAGTGATTTACAAGACCTCGCACATTATACTACGTGGAAACGTCTTCACTTTTCAAATGAATATCGTAAGGGTATTGCTATGCCTAAACAAGCGGGAAGTGATGTTTTTATGGGTTCTGCCGCAAGAGGAATTCAGCCAGATTCAGCAACCGCTATAAGAGGAAGAGGTTTTTCCGCACCATACGGAACTATCGGTCGTGTATCAAGTGAATACGCAGTAAGACAAGCAAGTAATCCACTTGGAGAACAGACGGCTAATGAAACCGACACAAAAGACCGAGCGAAACGTCTAATCACTACTAATGAGGATACAACTCCCGCTTTCACTATCGGTCTTTCCCAACTTATTCCATTTTTGGTTGGAGTCCAACTACCGCTGTTTGCCATAAGAGAGGAGGTTTCACTCCATATCATTTTCAACGAACCAAGAGCCGATGTTGCTTTTTGTGTTCCTCAAAGTGGTGCTACTGGTGTCCCAATTAATAAGGCTAATTGTGTTTCTACTATCGTTCAAAAGAAATTCTTGATTATGGCTGATTATCTATTTTATCCTTCCATGATGGCTGAAATTGCCGAAGATATTATGGCGAGAGGTGGATATGATATTCCTTATCTTGAAGTGTTGGAACAACGCAACTTTACAACTTATGCTACTGGAGGTTTTACGAATGACTATCAAATTCAAGTTGGTGGTAAAAAAGTTAAGTTTATTGTAGTTCAAAAAGAACAGCAAGACTTAAATGCTAATTTCGGTCATTATAACTCCGTCGCTCTAAAAGAAGGCATGACATATAATTTCAAAATAGACAGTAATAATGTATATAGTCTTGGAATTTCAAATACCGCTCTCCAGAAGACGGAAGCAGATGCGGTTGAGGGCATTCCACTTGTTCTTAATAACTATCTCTATACATTTAAGGGACAAACTGATGGAGCGGGTGTTATTGGACTTAATGATTTCGGTTTGACGGATAGAGATTATAACAGTTATTCACAGACGCTTGAGGCTGGTTCTCAAAGTTGGGTTGGATTGAAACTGGAAAACGCATTCGGTCAAGGACAACGAATCAGCAATCAGCCCATTATCTATAGTGAGCGTGGAACGGTATTTGCCCCCGATAATGGCTCTACTCGTAATGTCCGCTTTTGGATTGGGACACAGCGATTATTGAATATCAGTTCGGGCATCGCTACGATTTTGGAATAAATATAGACTGATAATATATAATGGAAATTTTTAATAATGATTGTTTAGAAAAATTAAAGGAGATTGAAGATAAGAGTGTGGATTGTGTGATATGTGATTTACCTTATGGGACGACTGCGTGGAAATGGGATATTAAGATTGATTTAGATGAGTTATGGAGAGAACTAAAAAGGGTTGCGAGAAATGATAATACACCTTACTTCTTTTTCTGTGATTTTAGATTTGGAACAGAATTATACAATTCAAACCCTAAAATGTTTAGATATGATATTGTTGTTAATAAAAGGAATGTTGTTGGATTTATGAATTCAAAAAGAATGCCCATGAGAAAACACGAGTTATTATTGGTATTTTATAAGAAGTTGCCGACTTATAATGTTTTAGAATATCATAAAAAAGTGAATGAAAAAGAAAGAAATATAGAAAGAAAGACTGTTTATGGAAATACAAGTGAAAAAGAATACGGAAAAATATACGAACCTAAACTACCGCATTCTATAATTCAAATGGATAATTTAAATACAAGAGGAAAAAACCACCCCACAGAAAAATCACAAGATATATTAGAATGGATAATAAAATACTACACATATGAAGGGGACACTATTTTAGACCCTACTATGGGTAGTGGTTCTACGGGAGTTGCCGCAAAGACATTAAACCGCAAATTTATAGGAATTGAAATGGACGAAAAATATTACGAAGTAGCGAGGAAAAGATTGTATGATGATGATATATAATGGAAATTTTTAATAATAATTGTTTAGAAAAATTAAAGGAGATTGAAGGTAAAAGAGTTGATTGTGTGATATGTGATTTACCTTATGGTACGACTGCGTGTAAGTGGGATAATAAGATTGATTTAGATGAGTTATGGAGAGAACTAAAAAGGGTTGCGAAAAATGATAATACACCTTACTTTTTTTTCTGTGATATGAAATTCGCAAGTGAAATTATAGTCAGTAATCCAAAAATGTTTAGATATGATTTAGTGTGGTTTAAACGTAATAGTGGTGCTGGATATTTACAGAGTGGGAAAATGCCCTTGAGAAAACATGAGTTATTATTAGTATTCTATAAGAAATTACCCACCTATAACAAGAATAAATATCATAATAAAAAAGATGATATTGAAAAGCACCAATCAAAAACATCATTATACGGAGATACAAAATATAAGGTGTGTGGTAAAGGAAGTCATTATGATATACCACTACCAATATCTGTGTTAGAATATGATATAGAATCAAAACGAAAACACACCACACAAAAACCACAACCGATTTTAGAGTGGATTATAAAATATTATACGAATGAAGGGGATACGATATTAGACCCTACGATGGGTAGTGGTTCTACGGGAGTTGCCGCAAAGACACTAAATCGTAAGTTTATAGGAATTGAATTGGACGAAAAATATTATGAGATTGCTAAAAAAAGATTAGACCTATAATATATATGAGCGAACCAAAAGATAAGACTTTATATGAAAGCGTCAAAAGGAGAGTGTATAAAAAAATACCTAAACACTCAGCATATCGTAGCGGAATATTAGTAAAGGAATATAAGGAAGCATATAAGAAAAAACATAATAGTTCAAGTGCCTATGTCGGTAAAAAGCAAGAGAAAAAAGGTCTATCTCGCTGGTTTAAAGAAGACTGGAAAAACCAGCGTGGAGGTAAGGGTTATAAAAAAAAGGGTGATGTATATAGACCTACTAAACGCATAACAAAAGAAACACCCAAGACCTTTAAAGAATTATCTAATAAAGAAGTTAAGTCAGCACAAAGAGAGAAACAGAAAACTGGAAGAGTTAAGAAATTTAATAAAAAATATTAACCTACTATATAAGATGGCGGAAAAACGAACAAAAGACCCAATCACAAGAAAGGCACTTCCAAGAAAAGAACCAAAACCCATGAGTGAGTCGGCTAAAAAAGCAATCGCATTAAAATCAAAGATGAAGGAACATATGAGATATATTAGAGAACAGCAACGAAAAAAATAACACTATAATATAAATGAGAGGATTGTTGTTTCTCTCCATTATATTATTTACAAAAGGATATGAGATACTGAATGATTATATACCCATAGATAATCCATTACCTTTCTATACATGTTGTAGTATAGATGAAAAATTATTATCAGTATCAAAAGACGTGGTACAAGATATTAACAATCATAATATTATAAATGTTTCTCTCCATAATGAAATATATAAAGATGAAATTAACGGAGCAAATACTATCTGTTCTTTTGATGATGATTCTAAAGCATATGGTTATACTGTGCTATATAAAAATGAAGCGGATATTTATGTATCCAATCAATTGCTTGATAAAGATAATACACTATATAACGTGGTGCTACACGAATTTATACACGCATTAGGTCTTAATCATTCTGTATTTCCCTCCATAATGAATTATACCGTAAGTATTTCTTATATGGGAAACATATACGATGACGCACATGTATCATATTTATCTATTGACGATATGAGAGGACTTGAGAATGTAAAAAAAAATATGGATATAGAGTAAATGAATTATACTTACCTTGAAGAAGAGATGGACTATGAAACAAAAGAGGTCTGTGTAGATTATATCATCAGTCTTGCTACAATCAGTAGTCTTTTTATCGTAAGTGAGGTTTTGCCCTTTCTAAGAACACAAAAAGGAAATGGATTAGTAGATTTACTTATCTGTTGTTTTCAAGGCAGCGACTGCGTTTTGAGCAAGGCAATTGAATGTCTAAAAGGAGAAAAAGAAGACGAAAAAGGACAACAACAAGAACAAGAACAAGAACAAGTATTAACGAATACAACAAAACAAGAGGTTAATATTGTAATCAACGAAAAAAATAATAATGATATAGAATAAATGGATACAACTGGAAGAACCGCCTTCGCACAAGAAGCGAGTCAAATTAATGAAAATCTTTTTTCTTTTCGTAGTGATATTGATAGTGTCCGCTCGGCGAATCAACAATTGCTACAGCAATCCAAAACGGCAGATGCGGCTGGAGTTTTAAAGGCAGTAGGACAAGAAGTTGGTGTGAGAACATTCAACGAATTATTGGGTAAATACGGTGGAGGGATATATCGCTATAAAACATCAGTTTTGAACGGAGGTTCATTAGCAAATTTAGACGAAAAACTTGGTGAAACTATTATTGATAAAATAGCATCAAAAAAATCATCTTTTGGAGATAGGCAATTTGTAGTCCCATCACAAGATGTAAATGATAGGTCAATTGAATTGACAGATGTGGGAAATAAAAGTTCAAATTTATCTGGACTGGGTGAAGATAGTATCAGTCCAGAAATGAGTAGTAGGGTAAGTGAAAGTATGACGACGAACCCAGATAGTGTTTATAGCGATGAAAGTTTTGAAAGTTTTATGGCAAGAAATACTTCCCTTGAAAAAACACCAAGCGGAAGAATTGATTTTGATTCTATTGCCGAACGACAATCAGCACAACAGCGGGATTTACCAGAAGATATGGGTGAAGGTGTTGGATTTCACACACACGCAGAGATTGGTGGCGATGACGCACTACGAGGTCAAGCAAGTAGCGATGTTGAAAGTAGATATACCCCATCATCATCAGTTGCCGATGATACACCAAAACCAGAGGATTTAAGAGAGAGGGTATTAGATACAGAAACTGCTGGAAGAGGTGCTGCTGTTGAAAAAGAAATGGGAGGAGCGGGAGGTGCTCTTGGAGGATTAGGTGAAGAAGGTGCTGAAGGTGTTATTGGAGGAATAGGTAAAGATATTGTTGAAGAAGGTGCTGAAAGTGCTGGAAGATTCGTTAGGAAAGAAGCAACTGGAGGTGTTTTGGAAGGTATTGGAGCAACACTTGATGCTACTGGGATTTTCGCTCCAATTGGAGCATTATTTAATGTGGCGGGAACTGCCCTTGATGTTGCTGGTGCGGTTCAAGTTGGTAAAGGCGTTGTTGATTGGTTTGATGAAGATGTACTACAAAAACCGATGCCCTCAGCACCACAAATCCAAGTTCCAACACAGCCATACACTATAGCACAACGAGGCATGGGGATTGTCCCCAATATGGATAGTCTAAATTTACCCTCATCGGTTTCTTCTGGTTGGTAAAATAACATATATCATTTTAAATAAAATTGAATTAAAATGATATAAAGAATATATAGATTATATACATATACGACCGATGACTATATATTTTGCGAACGATGTAAAATTAAGCGATAATATTAATAATTATAAATTATATGATAATATATCTTTAAGTCAAAAAAACCCATATTTTGAAGTCCTACGTCCAGAAACAAAAAAGAAGCCATATATGGATTTGGACGGACAATTGGATTTTGATATGAGTGAAAAGGATTTTCATGATACACATAACAAAATATGTGATATATTGAAGTTATGTGGGGATTTAGCGGTTCGCACCAGTTCCCAATATAAATCAAAAAAAGGCACTCATAAATTATCGTACCATATCATCTTTAAAGATGAGGTTATTGAAAATACATTAAAATGTAAAGAATATATACAATCGGTCAAAATGCCTATTATATCCAACCTATTAAATGAAGTTATTGAATGTAAATGGAAAGACAACGCAAAAATCACAGAAAAAGATAATGTATTATATTGCGATAATTCCGTATATTCAAATGGGAGGCAATTGTTGAGAACGATTAATGCTTATAAAAAAGGGGAGGAAGATAGAATCATGAAGGTTGTAAGTGGAAGTGAAAAAGACCACATTATACAATATGTAAAAGGAGATGAAAAAAATATTGATTATATAAACTCATCACCGATAAAAAAAGTTAGTAAAAAACCCAAAAAAGAAGAAGTTGTGCTACAACAATCTGTAGAACAAAACCGCTTTACACGATTTATCCATTATCTCGGTAATCCCCGTATTGATTATAATGATATATATTTGAAGGTTGGCTCAGCACTCGCTCATAATGGGGCGTTATATAAAACATTTGAAAAATGGAGCAGTTCTATTGATATACCACACCGCACGGAAAGTGATTATGATGCGTGGCGTGGGTGGTCAAGACAATCAAAAAAAATGCCGTTTGCGATTGCTGAGAATGTATTGAAGAATGAAAAACCGAACGCATATTTAAAATATATGAAAGAGATTTATGATATTGAATTGATTTTAACAAATGATGATTTTAAAAAAGGTATTGAACCAATCGCAGAAAAACTATATCCAGTAATCAAAAATGATATTATATATCATGAGGCATCTAAACCACATAAATGGTATGTATGGGATAAGAAGACTGGATTATGGGATAATCACGTAAATGTAAATGCGATTATTGGAAAACATATATTAAAAGCAATTGAGTTCCAAGAAAAAGATTTACAGAAACAGATTGATAATGAACAGAAAGACGAGAAAAAGAATGAACTAAAAGAACAACTCAAAAATATAATCAAAAGATATTCATGGAAAGATACATATCTAAATACAATCATAAAACATTTACAACCACGATTGACGGATAAAACATTCCATCAAAAGTTAAATATTAATCTTGGATATATCGCATTCAAGAATGGACTATATGATATTGAGAATGATACACTAAGAGATATTAAATATGATGATTTTGTTTCTAAAACATTACCATATAATTATGAAAAAGAGAGAAACGACGATGATGAAGAATGGATTAGAGATATGTTTATGAAAATATGTAATAATAAAAAAACACATGTGGATTATTATCTATCTGTAATCGGTTATTCCCTACTTGGATATGCTTCCAGAGTCCAAGAATTTTATATTCTATATGGTGCTATGGGTTCTAATGGGAAATCAAAAATTTTTGAGATATTATGTTCTATATTACATCATTATTGTAAGAAGTCTAATAATGACCTATTGGATAGTGAAAATAAAAAAACATATAAATCACTTGCGGAATTGAAAAATGCGAGAATTGTGTGGGTAAATGAGTTGCCGAAGAAAAAGAAACTTAATGCCGAACTGATTAAAAATATACGTGATGGAACTAAGGTACGATATGAGGTGATGTTTGGAACAGAGGATAATCTGGATATAAATTTTAAGTTGTTCGCCATGACCAACCACGCCCCGAAATTTGATAGTGATGGGGGTATGGAAAGGTCATTCAAGCAGATGACGTTTAATTCTCACTTTGATAGTAAATATGAAGAAGATGATTATGATAAATTACAGTTCAAACCATCACACACTATTGATGCCGATTTTGAACAGAGAAAAATGGCTCTATTACATACTCTATTTGATTACGCAAGAGCGTTTTTAAGAGATGAAAAAACACAACAGTTCCCTACAGAATGGGAAGAAGAAACAAGAGAAACTATTGAGGATAATGACCCGTTCAAAAATTTTTATGATGAACGTATTAGATTCGGTAATAATACGAGATTGGGTTGGAAGGAAGTTGCCGAACAATATTTTGAAAAAGAAGCAGAACTATATATGAAAAAAACTGTTAGAAACCATATGAAAAGAAAGGGTCATACATGGGATACAAAACTATATACTGGAAGCAATAAATCAACAGATAAAGGAGGTTGGGTGAATCTGGTAATGTTGAAAAATGACAAAATAGAAACGAGTGGAGAATGTGTGTTATAAAACAATATACGACCGTATATCCAAAAAAGACAAAAAGACAAAATGTAAATTAACAAAATGAGATTTAGAATTTGAGATTTTTAAAAAGCATAGGTAAAACAGTAAGAAAGAAGGTATATTATATTACCTTTTATACTTTTTTCCTTTTTCCTTTTTTTTCCCTTTTTTTTTATATATTAATAAATATACAAGTGATTTATACCCTTATATTTCTATGAGAGAAATACTTTTGAAATTTATAGAAAGGAAAAGAAAAAGGACAAAAAGAGATATAAAGAAATCTATTTAAATTATATATATGAGTTTGGGAGAAGGAAAAGGAGAAGGCGAAGGGACAAGACCAATTGAACCAGAAGAAAAGTATAACCATCTATTATATCTCTGTTTGAATAAACTTGATGGACAAGCAAGACAATTAATTGTGGAAACGTTAAAAAAGATTGGTGGAGAAGGTGATATTGTAAAAGGTGATGATGGAGAAGATTATAGAGCATGGAACACTATGAAAGAAGAAGATTTTGGAAATGTCTTATATAATATTGTTATGAATTTTGGTATGGTCTATAATAAAGTATGTAGTGGTAAGGAAGATGACACAATTGGAACGCTATTTGCCGTATGAGGGTTTCATAAAAATGACTTAAAGAATATCTATATACTATATATATAGACGACCGTAATGGGACTAAGTAGTTGTGAGAAATCCAAGAGATATAGAGAAAAAAATCCAGAAAGATATAGGGAAACCTTAAGAAAATATGGAAATAAAACACGCATTTGTTCGTGTGGAGAAGAGGTAAAAAATCAATACATAACACATCATAAACGCACACAAAGACACGCAGATAAATTGGAGATTTTAAATTTAAAACAAGAATTGGATAAGTTAAAGGTAGGTCAAAATATTTAAAAGTGTTTTAGATTTTTTAATATTTTGATAATATATATGGACGAAAACACAAGTAAATTATTCGTTGAAATCAACCCCAATATTAATGAATTGGCTAAAGAACAAGAGGGGTTGCTCCCGCCAGTTGAGAATGAAGTAGTGGAAAACTTACCAGCAAAAGAAGATGAGATATTTGATGAAGCACCGATGGAAAAACCGAAACTAACAAGACAGAGGGCGAAGAAGGTCATAGAGGAAGCACCTAAAAAATCACTCACCCCAGTACAATTGGAAAGGGAAGAACGGAAACGTATTCGTGAAGCGGAGGCGAAGGCAAAAGCAATAGCGAAAGAAGAGAAACGCAAGGAAGGACAAGAGCGGAATAGACAGAAAGCACGAGA